GCTTACGCATTAAATAAAATGTATAATCAGCAGCAACAAGTTTATTTGAACCTGTTAAACTTTTAGCAGTAACTTTAACGTCTGTTTTCTCATCTGCATATTCTCCATACATACTGATTCTAACATCTCCTGCTGTAAAAAATATCCTTCTTTTGATTCTCCAGCCTTTATTGTTTTCATTCATTACAAACAACCCTTCCAATCCTGCATTATCATTTGTATTAACTTGTAACTCCGTAAAAATGACTCGATAATTTCTTGGAACTGCATATTGAGTTTTTTCTGTTTGTCCTGAACCAATTTCAATGGCTGCCTGTACTGTTCCTGCTGATGATGCAGTTATTTTACCTGCATTTGTTTGTCCTGATCCTGATGATGTAATAAACATTCTATTTATTCTAAGAAAAGAGCCTGTAGTGGTTACTGCTCCTGTTCCATTAAGAGTAACTGACTCATTTAAAATATCCCAATTATTATCTATGCCTTCTATTTGTATTGTTATGGCCCCTGTTCCTCCTGTATCATCTGCTGTTGATGTAGATACAACACTCATAGTCTCTGCACTGGATAATCTAGTTAATGTTCCTCCTGTTGTCCATATATCTTCATGAGTTCCGTTAATGTCTGGATTGTAACCAAATTTATTCACAACCTTATTAAATTCTTCTCCCCAATTATAGGCTAATCGTTTTATTTTTCTTTCATCAATAATCATTATAAATTCTCATTTACTAATTGTTTTATTTTATCAATTAATACAATGTAATCCTTTTTGCCTTTTATCTCTACACTTTCAGATATAGATTTTATTTTAGAGCCTATAAGGATAGTCTTGGAAGATAATAATGATCTTGATTTCTGCCCTTCTATTATTTGCTGCCCTTTGTCTTGTACTACTCCCTTGTAATGTATCGAAAGATCCTGATTCTTCGATATACTTGCCTCAAGTGTTATAACTTGCATATCCTGTGGTAGTCTTGTATTTCCTCTTACTGATATTACTCCCTGAGTATGATTAACCTCTGGGAATGATAATATCTTCTTTCCTGGAGTGCTTCCCCCTTCAGTTGGTATGTATGTTAGATTATAATCGTCTGAGTAATTTTGATATGCATATGCCATTAGCCAATATACGTGTCACCTGAGAACTTAAACTCTGTTCTCAATGGTCGTCTGGAATCCAATTTAGGAGTCCAAAACACGTGTACCTCCTTTACTTCGTCTGCCTTTAACATCTCTGGTACTTCAAATCTTAGTTCGGGATTAGTATTTTCAATTTTAACATTATGTACTGGCCACTCTGTATCTGTATTTTTGATAAACATTGTATATTTGATAGTCTCTCCTAATGATACCCTCCCTAGATCTAGAGATTCTACTACTGTTTGTGTCTCTCTATCTGTAAATATTCTAATCATCTTTAAGACCTCTTATGAAATTCATTATCTCCTCAGTATTCTTTCTTTTTTCCACTCTATCAAGTTCTTCTCGTAAATTTACCATCTCTAACAGTTTTTCATTAGTATCTTTGTCTTTAATGGAAGTTATTTGTTCGGGTTCTTTGTCTCTATTGTCTTGGAGTTGATTTGTAGGTGTTACAGAGGTGATTGGTGCTTCATCTTCCATATCATCTTGATTCACAGGTATGTTAGTGTTAGATATGAGCCATTGTCTTAACTCTGATCTTCTGATACCGTTGTCTCTAAATGTAGTAATAATATCAGTAATACTGGCTTCTTGTTTTTGTGGAGATTCAAAGAATACCTGAATGTCTTTTGATTTGACAGTTTTACCTCTCTTTTTAAGGTAAGGTAGAATACAGAAGATCTTGATTTGGTTTGCAAGTCTCTCCTGTATCCTTTTGACCTTTCTAGTCAATACGCTGTCAGTTGACTCTGATGCTGCCCTTGCTGTAAACCCTGCGTTGAAGAATTGTAGTGGGAATTTAGATCCAGGTTCTATTAAATCCCTTTGAATGTGTTCAATGTAACCGTCAAACTTGGCATTACCATTAACCTCAAATGTTTCTACTTTAAATGGTTTATCTGTAACTATCTTCATTCCTGGTTTGGCTTTCTTTAAAGCATCTGCTTGAGTCTTGATGAACTGTTCTCCAGCATCTTCAAATTGAAACATCATTAACGGACTAGCATAAGAATGGAATATCTCAGGCATTGCGTGTTCCATCTTCTTCATCTGGATTAATGGTGAGTCATAGATGTCTCCTGATCTAGGATCTGTATAATCTGCTAATACGGAATGGTGTAATCCTCTACCAAATGGCTCTCTTGCTACATTGGTTAGTTTAAAGTGAATAACGTCTTGTGGTTTTAATTTAATATCCTTATTGTTTACGTGTTGTAGATAATATGCAATATTGCCTCTCTTATCCCTAACTATGCTTGAAATTGTTTGTATTGGTATCTCTAAGAACTCTGAACCTGTTGGATCTTTCTCATATATCAGATTTCCTACTCCAACGTAACTGTACAACCCATCCTCTAGTGTTTCGTGAAAATTTATCGTATCTAACCACTCCATTACCATATCTGCTACGGATTCTTTTTTTGCAGTTACTCTGAGTCCTTTTCCGAGTATCATTTGGATATATGTTTCATTTGATAAGTTTAATCTAGGATCTTTGTTTACTGCATCCAAAGTTTCAATAAATGGTCTGTCTGGTGATAGTTCTGACTCATAATCTGATACATTTATCTCACTTTTAGGGTTAAATGACTCAATTACCTTGATAGAACCCTCATATGGTACATCATTTGAGGTATTTTTAGGTAAAACTGCTCCTTTTGGCATAATAACATCGCCATTTCCTCTAATAATAGGAGAAACCATAGTATTTTGTAGTATTCTAGTATCATAGGAAGTAAAAAGGCATCAATGAGGTAAACAAATCACCTTGCTGCTATTGGTTATTCGCAGATCTAGCCTTTATATGACTTGAGAGGAGTTGAAAGAACAAAACCCCAAGTTAATATCCTAACTCTCAAGTCTATGATTATAATATACTAAACGATAATAAAAGTGTTACTAATCCCACTCTAGATATAACTCATCAGAGCCATTGACCCCTACTGCTGTGAGTCTGCTACCTGTTTTTTCTAATAATATCCTAACTTTTGTATTTCCTGACATGGTTGGAGTCTTTCCCTGTGCGAATGTCATGGTAAATGTACCATCTGCGTTTAATGTAAGTCCTGTTTGAGTAGAGAAAAGTGGTTTTCCCTCTTGTCCTAACAATCTGAATGTACCTGTGAATGTGTTTAGTGATGTTTCTGCTGTCGTGAAGGTATTGTCTCTATAAACAGTACCCGATAAGTCATATACTGAACTATCTGTATAGTCCTCCTGTACCCAAGTCTTTTGATCCAAATTCAGATAAAGTGACATTAAAGTTTATATAGCTTGTGGTTAATAAAGAAGTGATGCTTGCAAAGCACACACCAGCTCCAGAGTATCCCATTGTTAGAAACAAACAATTAGACGAATTACAGAAATTACACTTATACGAGGTTGTTACTTGGCCTATGCATTACCCTGATGAGATATGTATGAATATGTTACGTAAAAATGCTGATCCTAACGTTATACTGTTCATTGCGTTAATGAATGGCATCACACCTATAATGACCATTGGAGATCATAAGGCATTTATTGTAGATTTAACTCCAAAGAAGAAATCTAACCGATCCCTGCCATCGTACCTGACCCCATCTTATAGTAATACAAAGCAAGCAGAAAAGCATCTCCAAGATCAAAGGGATTCTGTCTAGTTTTATCCGTTCCACCTTTCTTGTTGAACTTTATAGTCATTAGTTGTGATTTGAGTTTCTTGAATCTTGGGTGAATCTCTACCTTCTGAAAGTCTATATGGTGTGCTGCATAATTTAACATCTTCTCTCCATACTGATTAAATGCTATTGATTGTACGTTCATGCTATATTTATCCCTAAGATCTCTTATCCCTTCAGGCCATGCAGAATCACAAAATATCCTTTTGGTCTGGAATCTTTGTGATAACTCTTTAATCTTGTTTACCGTATCAATGTAGGAAGCCCTTTCAAATGCCTCAGCATAGATGATGCTTTTCTTTCCTTTCCTTTTTTGTATTACACATATGCCAAATTCTGATGAACCAAATCCAGGATCAATTCCTATCACCCTGTCGTTTGTGTTATCTGCATCTTGCCAGTTGTACTCCTCCTTTGTACATAACTCAATTCCCTCTGGTGAGAATATATCCCCTACGTTCTTTCCCCATACACCTAGATACTCTCTCTCAAAGGAACGTGCTTCTGATGCTTTATCTATAAAGGTTTTCGAAAAGATTGAAGTTTTAGTTTTC